CTTCTGTAAAATATATTCCCGATTTTTCGAGATTTTATTTCGATAGTGTGAATATTTATGAAATTATAATATAAGAAGTAGCGAAAAAAAGGAAGTAGGCAGAAAATGCAAATAGAAATGCGTAAAATAAGCGAGCTGAAACCATATGTAAATAACCCCCGAAAAAATGAAAAAGCGGTTGATGCCATTTCTGAGAGCATTAAAAAATTCGGATTTAATGTTCCACTCACGATTGACAGCTTTGGAGTGGTGGTAACAGGACATGCTAGGCTTAAAGCAGCGATAAAATTAGGGTTTGAAGAAGTGCCAGTCATAGTTCTTAATAAGCTCAGCTGTGATGAAATAAAAGCATTCCGAATTGTTGACAATAAAGTGGCTGAAATTGCAGAGTGGGATTTCAAAGCACTTGCAATTGAGCTCGAGGAAATAAATATTGATTTGTCCGCTTTTAATTTTGAACTACCTGATTCCAAGACAGCAGAAGAAGATGACTATAATATCAAACTTCCGAAAGAACCAAAGAGCAAAGTCGGAGACATCTACCAGCTGGAGAGACACAGATTAATGTGTGCCGATGCCACCATCAGTGAAAATCTTGAAAAGCTAATGGATGGCAAGACCGCCGACCTGGTTGTAATCGATCCACCGTACAATGTGGATTATCAAGGTACAGCTGGTAAGATTATGAATGACAAAATGCCGGAAGCGCAATTCTTTGGTTTTTTAAAAGATTTGTTTACAGCAATCGATAAACACCTCAAGCCTGGCGGAGCGTTTTATATATGGCATGCTGATAACCAGGGCAACTCCTTCCGAGAAGCCTGCAAGCTGATCGGATGGACGGTAAGGCAGTGTTTAATCTGGAACAAAAACGCTTTTGTTATCGGTCGACAAGACTACCAATGGAAACACGAACCGTGCTTGTATGGCTGGAAAGATGGAGCTGCTCATTATTTTATAAACGACCGTACATTCACAACAATTATCGAGCAGAACATTGATATTGACAAGCTTAAGGCATCAGAAGCAAGAGAACTTTTAAAGCAGATTTTAGGGGCGGATGTGCCAATCACTATAATTGACGAGGACAGACCACAAAGGAACGCAGAACACCCCACAATGAAGCCTGTGAGGCTCATAGGACGATTGATTTCAAATTCCAGCAAACCCGGTCAAATTGTCCTTGATACAGTCGCCGGGAGTGGTACAACAATGGTTGCCGCCGAGCAATTAAACCGCACCGCATATCTGATGGAGCTTGATCCGCGCTATGTGGATGTGATTATTGACCGTTATGAAAAGTTGACAGGCAACAAAGCTGAATTGATTAATAGGACTGAGAGGGAGGATAATGCAAGGGAGGAAACCAACACCGGCTAAATTAATTAATGCCTCTGATTTTAAAAAGTCAGAAGATGAAATATTAGAGCGTCAAGACATAGAAAATTCTTTACTTACAGCTTCAAAATTACGTTGTCCGACAAAGTTAAGCAAAGAAGCAAAGAGGGAATGGAAACGCTTGATGGAACTTTACAAGACCATGGACGCAAGAATTCTTTGTGATTTAGATACACAGTTGATTTCTATGTTTTGTGAAGCGACTGCAATATATAAAAAAGCACAGGAAACCTGGGTAAAGTACGAATCCGTAATTGCAACCAATCCTGAAGCACAACGAATACTTGATAAATGCATTTCAGTAATGAATCAGCAATCAAGTAATATCCGTGGGCTATCTGAGCAGCTATGCCTTTCACCAATTGGTAGGGCAAGGATGGGCTTAAACGCTGTCAAAAAAGAAAAGAAGGACGAACTTTCCCAACTGTTTGGGGAGGATGAATAATGAACTACATACAGGAATATATCAATGCAATAAGAAGCGGAGAGATTATTGCCTGTCAAAAAGTAAAAAAACTGTATTTTAACATAATTGAGCCAATTCTCAAGGATGAACATCCGCTTTATTATTTCAATGAAAAAAAGGCAGAAAAGTTTATAATCTTTGCGGAGCAGTACTGCAGACTATCTAAAGGTAAATGGAATGGCAAAAAGATAAAGCTTTTATTGTTTCAAAAAGCAAAATATCAATGCATATTCGGAATTGTTCGCCGGGACAATGATAAGCGAAGATTTAAAGAATTGTTTGATGTCAGAGGAAGAAAAAACGGAAAATCAACCGAAAATGCGGTGCTGGGAAATTATCTGACACTTGAACGTAAAGGTGCTGAAATATATGTAGCTGCAACAGTATCCTCACAAGCCCGTAGAGTTTGGGAAGAATCGCAGTATATGATTGATTGTTCTCCTGAGCTGTCGAGAGCACTAAAATACAAAGTATTCCCTATGCCGACTATATACAGCAAATCAACAGGCTCATATTACAAAGTGCTTTCCAAAAACGTAAAAACTTTTGATGGATTAAACTCATCAGGAGCAATTATTGACGAAGTTCATGAACTTGCAAGAGCGATATATGACGTTTTGGCACAATCGATGTCAGCCCAAGAAGAACCTTTGTTGAGTATGATTTCAACAGCAGGCTTTGTAAAATTAGGGTTGTTTGATGATAAATATGATTACGCAAAAAAAGTTCTTGATGGAACAGAAAAAGACGACACATTTTTCCCGTTAATTTACGAGTTGGACGATCCTGAAGAAATGAATGATGAAAAAATGTGGATAAAAGCCAACCCCGCGGTGGGGGTTATAAAGACATACGAGTATATAAGAGATTGCTTAAGCAAAATGAAAGGCGATCCGAATTTTGCAAACACAGTCAAAATAAAGGATTTTAATATTATCGGTGTTCAAAACAAAGTATGGTTAGAATATGACGTTTTCAACGTTGAAGATGAATATTCGGAAGAAGAACTGAAAAAGTTTGATAATACTATAGTTCTTGGTGGTATGGATTTATCGAGAACAGGAGATATGACTGCATTTACAACATTGTTATTCGATAAAGAAAAACATAGACCAATAGCAATTACTATGTATTGGGTTACTGCTAAATTTATTGAAGAGCAAACAAAGAAAAATTCTAAAATACGTTGGCAAGCCTGGATTGACAGAGGCTTTGTCAGAATCAGCGGAACTGAACAAATTGATTATCACGATATTGTCAATTATATTTTAAACAATTTTAAACAGCATGGATGGATGTATCGTTTTATAAATTATGACCGATATTCTGCACAGTACCTTATAAAAGAGTTAGCAATGATGGGTTATGCAGAAAAATACTGTTTAATACCAACAGCACAGGGTGCTCAAACATTAAGCATTCCAATGCAAACCTTAGAAGCTCATCTTATTACAAAAGTTATTTGCTATCAAAATAATCCAGTAACAAAATGGTGCTTATCCAACGTACAGTTGGAGCAGGACCGCAACGGAAACTACATGCCGAAAAAAGTCAATGACAACCGTGAAAACAAAATTGACGGTGTCGCAACAATACTAAACTGCTATGTCTCTCTTTGTGAGAACATGGATTACTACTTAAACTGACAGGAGGAATAATGGGAAAAATTATAAATGCCCTTTTAGGCAACAAAAACAAAGACAACTATAAGCTGTCAACACTTGATGCGTTTACTCCGTTTTTTAGTAACAGCGCAAACCCAAAGCTAAACGACACATTTATGTCCTGCTGTCAAGCACATGCCCGGCACGGTGCGAAATTTGCTCCGATGGTGTATTTAAAGGACAAACCCTCAACAGATAAAAAATATATAACTGATTTATTGTGCTTGCGACCTAATCAGCTAATGAATGCCCCTACCTTTTGGGAAAAGGTCACCGAAAACTATTTTGAATTAAACAATGTGTTTTTATATTTGGATTATGATTGGACCGATTATAAAAAACCACTTAAAGCCATATATCCATTAGACATTGACAACAATCAGATAGAAGTACGTAAGGGTGACAACAACAAGCTGTATATGCGTTTTGTGATGGAAGGTCAAGCATATATAACCGACATGGATCAGATTATACATATAGCAAGAAACGTAAATACTGCTGAATTTTTTGGGCAAAGCAACGAAGCTATCAGACAAGTGCTAAAAGTTATCCAAACCAACTATGAGGGCATAGACCAGGCAATAAAAACAAGTGCATTCTTGCGGTTTATCGTTCAGACCACAACTCCAATGAATGAAACTGTATTAGCAAAAAAAGCAGAAGATTTTGCAAATCAATATCTCGGAAAAAAATCAATAGGTGTCGCTTATTTAGATGCTGCCAATCAAGTGATTCAAGTAAACAGCCAAGGTAAATATGTTAATGCTGAAGAAATGAAATTGTTCGAGGATAAAATTTATAAGTATCTCGGCATTAATGAAAAAATCCTCACAGCTTCCTACAACGAAGATGATTATGCAATGTACTATGAATCAAGCCTCGAACCACTTGCACTCAAAATCATTACAGAACTCGAATACAAACTCTTTACAGAAAACGAGAGGGCGCATGGTAATCATATAGTTATAAATCAAGACCGCTTGCAAACCGCCAGCATGAAAACGAGAATTCTGATAGCAAACATAATTCAAAAATTGCCACAGTATAAACCGAACACAATTAATGACTTGTTGTTCCTCCCACGCACTGAATATGGTGATGAGGAATATAGCACGCTGAATTATGTTAAATCAAGTGAACAATCAAAATACCAGGGAACTGCAACAACGAAAAATGAAAACAAGGAAGGAGAGGGTGAAAATGGAGAATAATCCAATCGACAAGAGAATGCTCAAACACAATGACTATCGCAGAGAAATGCAAATCAGAGTCTTAGAGCAAACAGACAGTAATAAAATGATTATCGAGGGTATACCTATTGTTTACGACGTGGAGACAGTGCTATTCAAATATGAAGGTATTGAATACAAAGAGATCATTGTTAAAGGCGCGTTTGATGGTGCCGATATTTCAAAATGTTATTTGAAATACAATCACAGCGACAGTATTATGGCAATGGCACGTGTTAAGAACGGTACAATTAAGTTCGAAACCCGTGATGATGGAGTTCACTCTATATCAGAGCTTGCCGACACCACAGCAGGCAGAGACTTATATATACTGGCAAAACGTGGAGATATTGACAAAATGTCATTTGCTTTTTCAATAAAAGAGGAAGCATATGACAACGTAACCCACACTTGGAAAATCTATAAAATAGACACTGTCTATGATATAGCAGCAGTTGAGCAACCAGCGTACGACAGCACACAGTTATATGCAAGGAGATACGGTGACGTGGAGGCTACCCGTGTAAAAGAAGCGGAGGCTTTGGATTTGCAAAGAAAACGTGCTAAGGTACGCATGCTAATAAATAATTAAATTTTTGAAAGAGGTACCATATGAACTTAAGGCAAAGAATAGCAGAAATAAACAAAAGAATGACCGATTTGCAGACCGAACTCGATACTGCAACAGCTGAAAGAATTGCTGACATTGAAAAAGAATGTCGCACATTGAAAGATGAGAGGGAGAAACTTACTCGTCAGCTCGCCGATGAAGCAAGAAATGCTTTTGATGGCGGAACTACAAAGCCGACAACCGCAGAAACCGACAATGGCATATCGACAATGTCCAAGCGTGATAAAATGGCGTTTATCGTTGGTAAACAAGCAAGAAAGAAAGCATTTACCGACATTGAAAAAAGGGCGCTGGGAGTTGCTCTTACCACAACAGTAAATACATATCAAGCTGCAACTGCAGAACTTGACGGTGCAAATAACGCTGGTATATTTATCGGCACAAAACTCGTACTCGACTTGCTCAAAGAAGAGGGCAAGCTAAGTCCGATATTTGCTGATATTGCAATGACAGCAGTTCCTGGGCTTATTGATTATCCATACCGTGCATCACGCACCAAGGGTAAGTACAAAGCAGAGGGTGCATCCGGAACAGATAATCAAATGGAATGGACAAAGCTCTCCCTTAGCAAAGGTTACTTGCAGACAATTATTCCGATAACTGATGAAGTACAGGCTCTTACCGATTTTGATTTCGGCGCATATATCATCAGTCAGATTTTGCAGGATCTCAATGAAGATTCTGTTGAGCAACTCATATACGGAACAGGTGACAGTCAGATTAAGGGAATAACAGTCGGTGCTACCGCAGCAGTTGCAAATGGCTATACCGGGGACGTTACAGCTGCTGTCATAGCAGGCATAAAACAGTGTAAAGGAAAATTCCGCAGAGGTGCGAAGTTGTACGTTGCTCAGAATGTCGCTGATGATGTTTTGTTCTCAGTTGATGATAACGGCAATTTCAAATATCCGATATTCAATGGTACAGGCATCACATCAATCGGAACAGTGAGAATGGAAGTTGATGAAAATTTGAAAGACGGTGAATTCATAATCGGCAATGTCAATAAATATTTCAAGGTCAACTCTTTATTTCCTATGAGAGTTGAAACCGACCGTCACGCAACTAAAGGTATAACCGAATATATCGCATCAATATACTGTGCAGCTGCTCCATTCCCCGGAGCATTCATTCATGGAACAAAAAGAGCCTAATCGGATAACCGATTAGACAGATGGGAGGCTAACAATGGGTAGAAATGTTGAGGGTATGAAAGCTCTTATAAAAAACATTACAAATAAAGAGGTCGAGGGTAACACAAAAGGTGAGATCTTCGAAAAAATAAACCTGCAGTATGCAAACATTGCTCTCGCTCTTGCTGTTATCGACAGCGACGGTGAGGATATCGCAACTCCCACAATCGCCCTAAAAACTGGGGCGGTTGTGGGAAGCGGAGATGCTGTATCGGCAGAAGCTGACGGAACATACACCGTCAAATATGGAACTTATAATTATTCCATATCAAAGACAGGCTATCAGACAGTCACAGGCACGCTGACCTTTGGATATGACGAAGCAGAAGCAGGCGAAGCATCCGCCGAGGTTGTTCTCTTAACCCCTGCAATACTGACAATTGCTGTAATTGACGGCACAAGTGCAGTTGAGGGCGCAACAATCGTCTTGAAAAAAGGTGACACAATCGGTTCTGGTGATGTTGTAAATGCCGAGGTTGATGGAACATATAAGTGCCTTGTAGGCGATTATAATTATTCCGTTTCTAAGGATACATACGACACCGAAACAGGTGTAATTGAAATTACAGTTGATGACCTTGAAACCGCTGTAACAGAAGCAGTCACATTAACATTAACCGTATAAGTAAAAATATGAGAGGGGGTAAGCTATGGGAACAATCCTAACAAAAGATGAGGTAGCAAAGGCTATATATGTTGATCCTGATTTTGATGGAGAGGAGTTACAAAGACTTGCCGACCTCTCGTCAAGTTTTATCAAAAACAAGACCGGGTATGATTTTACACAAGACGAAGTCAAAGAACCATTAGCGGTTGAATGTGCAATGCAATATTGCCGACAGGCTTATTTTGGCTCGAAAGGCTACAACAAAGAGCATGATTATACATTAGGAATTGTTGGATTGATTGATGATTTACAGGTGATTGCAAATGAAAAACTATCCTAAGCGGCACACCGTGAAGTTCTTCCGAGTTGAACAGCGAAAGCAAGTTGTTGATGGGGAAATGATTCAAATAACGGTAAAGGTGTATTTAAAATATGCAAAGAGCGGAACGGTGTCAGGCATTGAGTATAATGCATTGCTTGAGGGGATTGATGTCAAAGCGTATGCCCGACAGCTTTCCACAGAAGAAAGATTTTCTGCAATGGCAATACAAGATGACAGTGCTATTGAAATTGTAATTAACAAGCGGTCGGGTATAACGCAAGATCTATATATGGAGTTTAAAGACAAAACCTATCAGATAGGCGCAGTCGATAATTTTATGTTTGAAGATACTGAAATGAAATTCCGAGCAAAAGAAGTAATACCGCCTTTGTTTGATAAAACTGAATACGGAGGATTTTAATATGACAACCGCCAATGCGATAGCAGTATCGCAAAATGAAATTGTAGAAATATTGACTAATGCAGGGCTGGTTGACGGCGAACAAGCCACAACACAGCAAGTGAAAAACAATATTCTGTTTTGGGACAGTGTATTAAAATCCAAAGTCGCATCTGATACGCAGATATATGCCATATGGTCGTTGGTTTCAACAAATAAAAAAAGCAATGCAGATAATATGGTTAATGAACGTGAAGCGTTTGTTGCAATCGATATTTTTACACGTCGTCAGCCATCAACTGCAACAATTCAAAATTTAATTAGTGAGATTGAAAATCAAGCATTGAATAAGCAGTGGACGTTTGAATTTGACGGTCCTGTCGATTATGAAATAATCACTGCAATTTATCACTTGAATTTTAATTTGACTAAAATTTTAATATAAGGAGAAGAAAATGGGATTTAGAAAATTTCGGATAGCCCCGATAACTTCATGGGTGTCTGATGATGGTTATCCAGTGTATGGTTCCTTTGTTAAACTACAAAACGTAGCAATTGCAAATGAACTCAATTCAGTAGAACTCAATATAACCAATACAATAAAAGAAAAAACGTTTAAAGCAGACGATAAAGAGGAAATTCAAAAAACTGTTGTTCGTTCCACAGGAACGCTTAAAGTATATGAATGTATTCCATCTGTTGCACGAGATATGTTCGGATATGCTGAAGATGCAAATGGAAATACACTGGAACGTTTGAACAGTACCGAGAAAAAACGCTATGGTGCATTTTTTGAAGGGAAAACATCAAAAGGAACAAAATACCAGAAATATCTTTATGATGTGGAATTTGAAGAAATGTCAGAAGCGTTTCTGACTGATAATGGAGAGGAATCTCCAACACTTGAAATTCCCTTTACTGTCAGATTTCCTGAAATTGACGGTGATATTATACGAGCTGCAACTGTATATGAGGGTAACAATGGTTGGGTAACAGGAGAGCCGACAATCATGTATAAAGGCGTTGAAGCAGAAGCTGGACTTATTCCGCTTAATGCACCAATTATATCTATTGATGAGAATAATAACATTAGTTGGGCGGCGATATCCAATGCTTCAAACTATGTTGTTGTAGTTAATGGTGTTGCACAGGCGGCGCAGTCAGAGCTTGAATATGCTGCAAAAACAGCCCTTGGCTCTTACAGTATATTTGTAATAGCCAAAGGTGATCAGACTACATATGCAGACAGTTCAAACAGCAATGCAGTAGCTTATACAATAGGATAACGAGAGGGAGATATCTACTATGATTTATGAATTTAAAGGTCACAAAGTAAGTAATAGCTTAGCTGTTTTTAATTATTATAAATCGGTTACTGGCACAAGCCTTGACCGTGATATAAGAAAAATGAAACAGCTGAATGATGTGTTGCAAAATCCTGATGCAACAGATGATGAAGTATTAACTATTCAGGAAAAAACTGATATTGATATATGCACAACAGTGCAACTCATATATTATTCAATGCGTTGTGCTGCTGAAAAAAAGGAGCTTGACCTTGGTGAAGTTAATGATGAAATAGATATCTCCGATCTTGCTGATGGCTCTCTTCAGGAATTAATAATGAAACTTGTTGAAGTTAAAAAAAAAGAAACCGCAAAAGCGGAAACGCTTCGGTTTTTAAAACGGAAGAAATAGATTGTGACAAAGCAATCGCTCTTGCGTTTTCAAAGTTACATTTGCCAGGTGAATATTTGAATTATTGGTCAATAGATGATTTATTTGAGTATCTCGATATGTGTGAAAGCCTTGAAAAAAAAGCTAAAACAGGTGATAGTATTGAAACCATTAATAATTCTGATGAAATGGAACGGTTTTAAATTATGCCAAGTGAATTGCAAGATTATATTAACAACAAATTGACCGTTGTGGGAAAAGCTGCATATGAAGCTATTGAAGAGGTTGTTACTGAAGAAGCAAATGCTTGCTATGATGAAATAAAGAAAAACACACCAGTTGAAACAGGTGGGTTGCGTGATTCTCTTGAAATTAAAACAATTGATGGAAAGACAATAATCAAAAACAAAAGTAAACAATACGGATATACAATTGATTATGTAGGATATAACAGTAAAGGCGTACCTTATTCCTATATAGGTCGTGCTCTTAACAAAGGTACAAGCAAAATTCCCGCAAGGAGGCACATAACAAAAGCAGTAAGAAAACTTAAAGGAATGGACGATCGAATTCATCAAAGATTTTTAGATAAGGTTGATAAAGAAAAGGAGGGCTAACTTGGCGACAACAGTTACACGTGAGCTTAAAGAGATTAATGCTGAAGTGGTAAAGCTTAATAGCGGTATTAAAAATGCAACAAATCAAAATAGACAGCTCGATAGGTCTTTAAAGTTAGATCCTTCAAGTACAGTATTGCTTACTCAAAAAACCGAAAATTTAAGGACACAACTCACACTTGCTACTCAAAAAGTAACAGCCTTAAAAAATGCACAAAAAACAATGCGTCAAGAAGTTGATGCCGGCAAAGGTACTGAAGATGAATATAAAAAAATATCCATTGAAGTTGCAAAGGCTGAAGCTCAGGTAAAAAGTTTTACAACACAAGTCAAGCAAGCAAATAATCAAAAGCTTACCAATTTGCAAAGTAATTTGCAAGGAGTCAGCCGTGCTGCAACGGTTGCCATTGGTGCAATTGTAGCTCTTGGATATAAATATACCGAAACTGGTGATAAAATATCCAAAGCAACAGCCAAATATATGATAAGTGCTGAGGAGTTTCAGCAAGGCTCTTTTATATTTGACAGGACAGCAGGGAATGCAGATGACTATGCTGCTGCACTTGAAAATATACAGCAGCAAATGTCCGCCGTGGCAAAAGGATCCTCAAGAGCAATTACTGCTTTTGAAGCCATTGGAGTTAGTGTTGATGAGCTTAATGGAAAAAGCACAGCAGAAGTCTATGACTTAATTATAGGCAAATTACAACAGATTGCTGATGCAGATGATAGATTAACACTCGCTAACACATTATTAACAACAGCAGGGTATGGCGTTGCACAAGTATCTGAATTAACATCTGAAGAGCTCGAAGCACTAAACGAGCAGCTTGCGTTAAATGGAACGTTAACACAAGAAGAAGCTGATGCAGCCGCAGAACTTAAAGACCGCTGGGAAAACTTCGAACTGCAAATGCAAAAAGTCATAATGGATTTAGGCGAATCGCTTATTCCGCTTATGGATAGTCTTATTGAAATTGCGAGCTTATTAATTCCGGTTATCTCAGTGGTTGCAGGAATTTTCGGAGCAATGCCAAAATCAATGCAATTTATTGTAGCTATAATTTTAATCTTACTTGCAATATTGCCAAAACTCATTGCAATAATAAAAGTTGTAAACACAGTTTTAGCAATAACCAGAGGACTTGGTATAAGTAATCCATTTATTATGATTGCAACAGCAGTAGCAGCGTTGATTTTACTTCTTGTTTTACTTGCAAAATGGCTTAATAGTATTTTTAACAAATCCTATTCACTTGACGTAGATACAAGCTCACTCGGAACTGATATTTCTTCTTTGACGGGACAAGCAACAACTACAGCAACAACAAGTACAACCGATACGACTACAAATTATTACGACTATAGTACAACAAATGTTGAAGCTCACACAGATGCTGATATCGACGATATAGCCGAACAGTTATCAACAAAAATAAAAGTGGGAGGTGGATAATGCGTAAATTTGAATTGCAGATTTTCGACGATGCTCAAAACATGCTTGATCGTTTTCCTCTTGATAGGGTTGTATCACCATCAGGACTGGGATTTACGCAGGAATTAACGGTTGTTGAAACAAAGACAGTTGATTACATAGTCGATAGAGCTATAAAGAAAAATGACATTAAAATGACGGTCGTGTTTAACGAACCATTAAGCTATTTAAAAGCTAATAACTTCCGTGCGTGGTATGCAAAAAACATAAAAAACAAAGTGGTTTTAAAATATTCAGACGGTACAATGGATAGATATATGGATGTAGCAATAAAAGAATTTAGCGTTTCTGAAATAGATACAGGAGCAAATTCTGTTCCTATGACACTCCAGCCATTAACTCCGTTTTACGTTTTAAAACTTAAGCGAGTATTAACTGCAATTTTAACTAACGGAAAACAATATAGTTATGGTTATCCGTATTCATACGGAGGTGGACAACTTGAGGGCAACGTTATTGAAAATGACTTCTTCGAGCCAACACCGCTTTATATAAAAGTAAATGGTCCGGTTGTAAATCCTGTTATTAGTTTAAAAGATGAAAGCGGTAGTATATACGCAACAGTAAAATTTAATGATGTAACGCTATTAAAAGGGCAATCTCTTGTGATTGATGCTATTAACACTAAAATACAATATTATTCCGATTCATCCGCTGAACCTGTAGATTATTATAATTACTTGGATAAATCGCTTAATTCATTTTTATATGCTCAGCCAGGCACTTCGTCTTTAACAGCAAATCTCACCCAGGATGATCCTGATTCCTCAGTGCAGATAGTCTATGTTCAGTATGTATTATAGATAGGTAAAATTATGTATTACGTTTTATACGATAAAGATTTTAATGCGTTGGGTACACGTAAAAGCTATCCATGTAATAGCTGGAGCCTTGCAAAACGTGCTAATGAATTTGACGAATTAATCATCGAAGGTATGGCTATTGAAAGCGACGATAACGCAGCATATGTTGGCTTACATGATGAGTATTTAAAACTTGGAGAAATGAACACACTTGAAGCGGGAACGCTGAAAGCAATAGCGTTTGCAGGACTTCCTGTTACTAAGAGTGGAAAAACAAAAATTAACGCAATCGATATTCGGCAATTACTGAACAATGATTGCGTGATTGATTTAACCTCGGTTAATTCTGTTACGGCATTATACTCCGAGTTATTAACGTGTTTATTTGATACCTCACGGAATGGATATTCAAATATTGGCTTCACTGTTTCATCCCCGAATTTAACAGAAACAAGCGGTATAACTTATAATTCTGATGCTCTTGAACCCAGCAAAGCTGTAGGAAACGTTTGGGATACAATACAAGCGGTAAATTCCGTGTACGATTGTTATGTTGAAGCAAAAGTTAATTTCATTGATAAAACCATATTGTTTAAGGTTCGACGGATAATCAACTCTATAAGTATAAAACTTGAGGACTTTGGTGCAAGTCGAACCAAAAGAGACACCACAAAAACAAATAGAGCCGCGTGTTACGCTAAGGACAACTACAACACAAAGACAGTTTATTATTTACAATCAGATGATGTCGTTGCAACCGAGGCAACAGTTGACAGCGATAAAATTCTATATCCGCCTGTAGTTGAAATTTTTGAGGAAAGCACTCTTGCCGAAGCACAGGTGAAAGGGATTCAAAAATTATATGAAAACAGATATAAATCAAGCGTTGAAGTTCCGCTTGACAATAAAATGGGGTATTTACTCCGTGATATTGATTTAACATATATGGTTGATATATATGAATATAAAACACTTCCCGTAATGGAAGTATATAATGATTCCAAAGGAACACAAAAAATTAAGCTCGGCAGATTGGAGGAATACTGGTGGCGTTAAATTTAATAAGAAAAAACAATCAGGCAGAGGTTACAGCATATCAAGATACAGTACTTTTCCATGCCATGAAAGGCATAAATGGAGTGTTTCCAAATGTCGGAGATGCTTTTGCTCTTTCATACAATTCAACAAATCAGCAAATGACCATTAATTCTGGCATGGGAATGTTATACGGGCGACAGTTTGAAATCCTGGAAGGTGACACTATAGTTTGGGACTGGAGTGCATTAACTGGTGTAAAATACATATCAGTTTATATAGAAATTGATTTAAGAGATCCCACTGCTGAAACTGCAGCGTTTAAATCAACGTATGCGAGCCTTGGGTTTCCAACTATAACCGATGGTGACAACCTAATAATTAATCGGACAGGTGTGGCTCGTATGCTGATGTTTTATATATATCGTAATTCTTCAGGCTCAATGACCATAACACAAAAATATAATTCAATTCGTGATAATTGGATAGCAAATGCTGATTTTGCAACATTTTGTAACGCTTCTGGTATTTCAGGAGACAGTAGCAAAGTTGGCGGAAACAGTATATTTGATAGCTTCGGTATATTAAAACTAAATATGCGGAGCTCTCAAACAATTACTGATATTATCACTTATAAACGTGTGCTGTGGTCGGGATCACAAATTTTCAATCAGACAACTAATATAGGAACACAAATAAGCATAACAGACAATATTTCAAGCGGAGATTTTCTTGAAATTGTATATAAACCTTTTTATACAAGCAACAACACAATTACCATACAAGAACGTGCTGTAGTTGGAGATATTGGCATAATAGAAAATGGAAGTTCAGTGCCAGGGGTTACATTTACATCTATAATAAGTAACGCAATTGTCAATAATGGCATTTCAGCATCAAGTAATTCATTCACTGTTAGCGGTAAAACGCTTATATACCGAGGCGGTCAGTATTTATCAAACTTTGCGAATGATGGTGGGCACGTTTATACAACCTTTGATATGCGGTTATTAAGAATCTATAAAATCGTAGGGGGCAATAACAGATGAGATTACTTGAAAAATATCATGTTGAACAAACCTTCTTTGATGGCGCACAGCTCAATTATTATATTACTAATAACAGTTCCGGACGTGTTTTCGGTTTAGATATATCATATACAAGTCAACAATTACTTATTAGTGCAGGATTATTAATTGTGAGAGGGTACCGTGTTAGTTTTGGAAATGAAATTCTTATTTCATATGATGCTTATCCGGCATCAAACGAAACGCAAAATTTAATTTTACGCATTACCGTAACACAGGATGATTCCTCTGCAATTATTACTACTGGAACAATAACCGCAATGGATGATATTGATAATGGTGTTGGAACATATGATCATTTATTATGCACTTATACTGTTGGTGCTAATGGAATAATTGAGGTTAACTCGCAAATTCGAAATATTAGCAGAGGAACAAGCAACGGAGGAGTTAATCAAACCGAAACAGTAAATCTCAGCGAATCAGCTCTTGTGACGTATATGGCAACACTTACAGATGGTGTTTATATTGTAAATACCCAAATGTCTGGGGATGAGTTCCTGTTTATTCAAAAAAACGGTCAGCAAATTGGCAGATATAACGGAGTAGGTGAATCGTATCAGTGGAACGCAGATAATCAAGGCTGGGTGATGGCTGCAGGTGCAGGAGGTGGCGGAACACATTGGATATCAGGAACATTAATAACAGGCACAGGAAGCAATATATTAAGTTATAATACTACTCTCTATGGTCAAGCAAACATGGATGATATTTACCTTAACACCATTACTCAAAACACATATACATGCATATATAAAGATCAAGAAAAAACAGGTTGGAAATATGAAGGTAGTATAAAAGGCTTAACTGGTGATTCGGTACATATTCGCTATTCAAATTATCAGGACGGTACAGGCTTTACAACAACGTGGAACAACTCTCAACCATATATGGGCATAGCAATTGGTCAAACCGCGCCCACACTCAAATCAGGATATACATGGACTAAATTTATTGGCAATTATGTTGAGATAGCTGAAGATGAAACATCAACATTAATAAGCTATACTATAGTAGACAACGCAGATAAAACATTCATAGCAAATAGTATTAGTTCATTGGCAATTACAATTCCTGCACAAATGTATCACGGTTTCTATTCTGGTGTAAATATGAAAACCTCAAGTATTCCCACAGCCCTTACATTTATAAATAATTCCGATTACACTTTAAAACTGTTGCAATTCGGGGTTAATGTTGAGAACTATACACCAATGACAAATAAAGCCGTTAACCTTGCATTTTTCTGTGATGGAATATATATATACTGTTACATAAACGAGGTTTAATATGAATTATGATTTTATCAGATATAAAATCCGTACAATTAAAAACGCATCGTTTAAAGTTGTATTTTTCAGTGCATCCGCTGATACAGAATCGCAATTTGATATTAGTATAAATAATAGCACGGGAGGAATTCCTACGATATGTGTAGTTGGCGGAAACCTAAACCTTGAAACAATTGTACCAGCAGTGCAGGCGCTGATAGTTGAAATAAATGTTGAAAGTGGCTTGTCAATTGATGAAAAGTTGACATTGCTATTATCAGAAATCGCAAGCACAATTATCAGCATATCCACATCAATGTTTATTACCCATATTAAATCAACGTCATTGCATTTAAGTCAAAGACTTATTGCAAGTAATACAATGCTTATTGATGCAGAAGCAAACGTTGAGAGGGAAGTGAACACAGATATTCCTGTTAACATAAGTGTTGATAGTATGCTTAATGCAATGACTTCACAGTTGCTTACGTTTATAGTAAACAATATTATAGATATTGATAGTGATTCTATTATTGATTTACCAAATCCACTAAAGAGTACCTGCGTTTTTGCAAACAGCGTTATAAGCCAGAGTGAAATAAAACAACCTAATGCTTCACTTGTTGATAAAAATTATACTGCAATTATAAATTCAAATGTATTTTTAAAAAATCCGTCTTCATCAACAGCAGATGAATCTGGAGCGGTTGAAGTCGTTTGTGTGTTAGGTATGTTACGGTACACCCAGCTGAAAGACTATGACACATCAATACTTTTAAATATGGATAATCAAAACTTATTCGATTTAAAATATCAATTAATATTATAAATAGAAAGGAAATTAAAATGATTACACAGGGAAAAGCAAATGAAATTTTAAACCATTTAACAGGCAGGTTACAATCTGTAGCAAGCATCACGGCGGTTTATCTGGGCTTATCAACTACCACTCCTACAGCCGACGGTAGCAATGTGACAGAGCCTGTAGGTAACGGTTATGCAAGAGTTTTGCTTGGTAATACAAGTCAAGCGTTAACACAAAAAATGAACGCAGCAGATGATGGGGAAATAACAAATAAAGAGATAATATACTTTCCTGAAGCAACTGGTGCTTGGGGCAGCTGTACGCACTTATGCTTTTATATAGCGGTAAGCGGTGGAACACCCTTTGCGTTTGGTGCTTTGACAACTTCTATATCGCCCACAACAAATACTATCCCTATTATTCGCGTGGATGGGTTAACACTCACTCTCGCTTAGGGGGGGTGAGTTAAATGTCCAAAACACCGATGCTCGGGCTTGAATTAACAACAGATGATGTAACAACTTTTGAAAATTGGCGCAAAGCCTTGAATGGTCAGGGAGACGGAACAGAAGGAAGCCCTAAATCAAACGCACAACTAATTGATGAATTTGCAATTTCTATTTATGGAACAAGCGGTCAGGTTGTCCTTAATGCTGAACTGTGGTCAGAAAAGGTATATAGCATCAACGTGACACAACTCGGTGCCTACGATGCAATATTCTTTTCACCATCAACCCTTGCAGACAAAACCGCCCTTGAAAATGCAAATATAATAATGTCCACCAATGGCTCAATTATAACCTTCACAGCAGAAACAACTCCAACAGCAGATATAACAATCGATTATTTTATCACGAGGGGGCGATCAAGTGAGTAAAGCATTTTTATACGGGGTGGGCGCTAAGCCTGCCCTGCTGGGCAGTAAGTCAATAACAGCAAACGGTACATATCTTGCATCAGGAGACAATCTCGATGGGTACAACCAAGTAGAGGTAGCTGTAGCCGGAAGCTCAACTCCTTCAGCAGCACCATCGGATATTAACTTTTACGACTACGAAGGAACGCTATTATACTCATATACAATCGCAGAAATGCAGGCACTCAATCAACTCCCTGTGCCTCCATCTCATAATGGTTTAACTTTTCAAGGTTGGAATTGGACGCTCGTACAATTGCAAATGGAAAATGCACCCATGGATGTTGGGGCAATGTATATTACCGATGACGGGAAAACACGAATACTCATAAGTATAAAAGAAACCGCGCGGATGAATTTTCCGATACGGTGGAGCCAGACCGTCTCTGAAGGAGTCGAAATTGAATGGGGTGATGGTTCAGCTGCCGAAACTGTCAGCGGGACCGGCGTGAAAACGCTTACACACGCATATGCGGGTAAAGGAAATTATACAATAACACTCAGTCCCGCCTCCGGGTGTGTGCTGGGCTTGGGCGGCGCTACTTCAACCTATGATGGCGTTGTGCCTATTATATCAAACGAAAATTCAAACAGAGCCTATGCAGCTTTAGTTACTGAGATTAACATTGGGCTACGTGTGACAACACTTACTTATAGCCTATCACAACTCTATGGTTTAAACGCCTTGACAATACCCACAAACGTTACAACAATAGCCGATTACGCCATTGTTATGTGCTCTTCGCTAAGACATCTCACCTTCCCTGTGAATGTGATAAGTATCTCTGGTTCTTATAGTCTATACGGAAACTATGCTTTGAAAACAGTTGCGCTGCCCTATAATTTTCAGAGCCTTAATAGTACGGTGTTCGTTTACTCATCTGAGTTAGTCCGCCTAACCCTTCCGAGTACAGTGAATAACATAGGGAACTCAGTATTTGATAGGTGTCTCGGTCTATCTACAATAACAATCCCAGCGCTCGTGTCTGTTATAAATAGTGGGACTTTTAGCTCGTGCTTTAGCCTTGGCGCAGTACATCTAAAGCGGTACAATCCACCTACGCTACCATACAGATCCGCCTTCGATACAGCTGCATCAGATTGTGTTTTTTATGTACCCGTAGGACGACTCACCGCGTACTCGACGGCGACTAATTGGACGGCATTTGCATCCCGTATGGTGGAGGAATAATATGATAGTAGAAACATTGCTCGAAAATGACTTAATCGAAAGACACAGCGATCAAGACGTTTATATCAAAAACGAAGTCACTGGCTATGAGTACGAGTCAGCAATCGATAAAACAAATGAGTGGCGAGTATCAAACGGCTACCCCGAATATACATACACCGAAACTAATAGACCAGTAGAAAAAGAAACGGAGAACGACATATGATAACTATTAACATATGGGAACTAATTGTATTGTTCAGTATTCCTTCAGGAGTAACAGGATTTTGCTTTTGGATGATACAACGAAAAATCAAAGAAAGAGACAAGCATATAGAATCACGTGAAGTCGCCCGAGAAAAACAGATAGAGGAACGTGAGGCAGCTCGAAGGAAGCAAGAACTGTTTACAATCAAAGGCACTTCGGCAGCAATAGCGCTCTGTGAAGCGACAGCCAGAGCTGTACAGCGAATACCGGATGCACATTGCAATGGGGAAATGCACAAAGCCCTTGAGTATGCCGAAAAAGTCAAACATGAGCAAAAAGATTTCCTGTCTGAGCAGGGAATCATTGCAATATTTAATTAAAAGAAAGGAAAAAAATCATGAACAACACAACTTCCATTATTCTCGTAGTACTTTGTTACATATTCGTTTCTGCCATAAAAACAACAAAGCTAAATAGCAAGTGGTATCCCTTGATATCGTGCTTATTTGGAGCTGCTGTATCACTATTGCTGTTCTATGTTCAACCCGAAATTCTCGGAGCGGAAACAATTCAAACAGCGATATGGTCAGGAATGACAGTAGGGCTTGCAGCAACGGGAGTAAATCAAGTGTTTTTACAGCAAATTAAAGCAGCAAAATCAGACGCGCAATCATTAACAGACATTTTAACTGACACAAACAAAAAAGAATAAATCAAAATATAAATAAAAGAAAAGTAAAAACAATATTAATAAAAGAGAGCGGTAGGAATACGTAAGCAGCTCTACAAATAACAAAAAAGGCGATACGATTGTGATTGTACCGCCTTTTTACTATATTATAAGATTATTATAAATTGTAGTTTTTTTGTTTTTATTAGTTTATTGTAGATAATAAGCCGAAAGCACCATGAACAAAAAATAACTTTGTGTTCGGCTTATTATCGTTTGGTGGAGGCGGCGAAAGTTCATCCGAACACTTTGACATGCTTTCAAAATCTTCTGCATTCTCAGCAGCTTTTTCTATGAGGTCTATTGACAAATCGTTATGTTCCCCACCGTAGTTATAAGTGATTATAAGCTTATCATCATAGAGTATAACTTTGTGTATGAACATATCTATGATTTTTTGTTGATATGCTTTATCTTCTATATCGCCACCTTTAAACATTTGGAGGAAAAATATAACTTGTTCACGTTCGATTTTTGTATATTCAATTTGTTCTTTAATAATTTCAGCATTAATGTCCTGCTTTTCTGTTTCTAATTGCATAAGCCTATCTCGTGTGGTTTCGGTAAAAACACCTTGTTCAATGGCACGCATTATATTTTTTATTGAGTTTTCAGTATCTTTTAAACGATTTTCATGATAAGCAAGCATTGAATGATCCATAAGTTCTGCGTTTTGCTCCTCAATTACTTTGTCAGCAATATACGCTATTATTTCATCTTTTAGTATGAAGTTTACGGTACGTTCTGTTACAAGCTTTTCAATGTATTCTTTTCGAACAGACTTTTTATTACAAGTGTGTTGCCTATGTTTATGATTTATACAAGTGTAATAATAGAAAGAGTTCCCGCCTTTACCGGTTCCACTATTGCCAATCATAGCACCTGTACAATGTCCACAGAAAAGTTTAGATGTTAGTAGAAAATCAACTTCGCCTCGTGAACGTGATGGGACTTTTTCCTTTTTATCCATAGTTTTTTGAATTCGCTCAAAAAGAGCCTCCTCTATTATTTTTGGTATACCATTTAAGACTTCGACATCACGCCACCGATAAACACCTATATACTGTTTGTTGCGCAATATACGAGCAATACCGGTATGTGAGAAACTGTTGCCTTTTGCTGTTTTTATATTATTATCATCAAGGTATTCGATTATTTGTGAAACAGTAGAGCCACCGTCATACATTTTAAAAATATGTTGTACGATTTCAGCTTTCTCAACGTCTATTTGATAATGTTTATCTTTGTCTATATAAAATCCTAAAGCAAGACCGGAGCCATTGTATTTACAATGATAAGCTCCTTCTCGCATTCCTCGTATAACGTCTTCTCTGATTGTTTCCCACTGGTATTCAGCTAATCCTTCAAGTACGCTTTCAAGTAGAATTCCGTCTTTTCCTCCGGGTATACATTCAGCAGCGTAAAAAACTTTAACACCATTCTTTTTTAGTTTAATCTTATTATAAATGATTTCTTCACGGCTTCTCCCGAAGCGATTTACTTTCCAAACAATAACAGCATCAAAAAGGCTTTTTTTACTATCTTTCAACATATGTTGAAATTCTGCTCGATTATCAGTATGACCGCTTACAGCACTGTCTGTATAAGTACCCACTATACTAATATCGTTCGCTTTTGCATATTTAATACATTCACGCAACTGCCCCTCAATACTTTGCTCTGTTTGTTTTGGACCAGGCGAGTATCGAGCATATATTACAGCATTCACTAATAATACCGCCTTTCATTGTTAAAAAACAGCTATTTTGATTATGTACTTATCATCATCATTTAACTCAACAGATTCAACACAGGCGCTGTCTATATCATTTTCAGATAAATTTTTATTTTTTAAATAACCTAATTCTAAACCATTTTCATCAGTAATCAAAAATCTTTGCTTCTCTTCATCATATTCGGTCTTAATTGGGTTGCCAGACTCCATCAACGCAATATTTTCTTGCATATCATTAGTCAAGTTTGATGTTAGTTTGAAAACAGTATAACCATTTGCTCTTTCTAACCAATTTTGATATTTATCTTTTTCTGGTATTGACGGCTTACCATAGAACCCTAATGTTATAGTTGACACTGGTTTGTTTTCGGCAAATGCGACGATAGGCTTTTTCATTCTTAAATAATCATTAACCATATCTTGTAAAGTGCCTTTATATAAATAACCAATTATTTTATCATCAGATGAAAGAATCGCAACAGCATTAGGATCTGCCTTTAATTTTAATAGATCCCCAATATTAACATTGTGAGCTGCAGCTGCATATTCATTCATTGCAACGCACGTAAATTTAACCTCATGATATTTATATTTTAATTCATATTCCTTGTCATTTAATGTAACTGTATTAAATAAATTTGAAGTATTTTGTGTTGTGTTAGTACGTGTCTCATTATAAACATGATCATCTTTGCTCTTGCCTTTAACACCTTTATAAGCTCCAATGCCAGCAAACAAAAGAATAGCGGAAGCAATAAACATAAAAGCAGCAGTCAAAGGTTCTACATTCCAAGATAACAACATAATAAGAAACGCAACACCTGAACCGATCCAACAGATAATATAAGTAGCATTATATTTATTCATTATGTCCTCCTAATTTATAGTGATTAGCACTCGATTGTTTTGTATTATTTTATTTTTTATGAAGTTTTTCCGCAATCTCTACAGCTTCTTTAACGTCCTCTATAGTTGCACCTTTCGCAAGTGAAAAGCGTATAGGTAACTCAGAACGATTTTCCAACTCCTTAAGATAATCTTTAAGCTCTTTGTCTTTGTCGACAGAGGGCTTATTTTTTTCACAAAGCATAAATATTTACCTCCATTTAATAATTACAAATTTCCACGTACCTGCACAACCTTACCGAGAATGCGAACGGGAAGTTCTTCTATTTCTTTATTAGTAAAATGCATTGGCTCAAAAGTAGAATTGAGAGGGATTAATACAATACCGTCTTTATTCATTTTTTTAAGCTTTTTGCACGTGGCTTCATCTCCGTTAACAATAGCAATAACGATATCCCCACTGTCTGCATCAGGCTGAGAACGGATGATAACTATATCTCCGTCCCATATGCGAGGCTCCATGCTATGACCTTTAATTTTCAGAGCGAAATATTCACCGTTCCTTGCCATATCCTCGTCAATTTCCTCATAATCAATAATATCTTGTATGGCTTCCACCGGTATTCCTGCCGGAACTGTGCCATACACAGGTATCTTAACCCCCTTTTTACGAGGGGGTATTTTGTTGCCTAAAAGATAATCAGTAGTAACACCAAAGTAATCGGCTAATTTTTTTACTGTATCAGAATTTGGGCTTGCACCATTCTTCCACCCATTAACGGTAGCACTTGAAATACCTAATTGTTTAGCAACGGGATTAGGTTTTGTGTTACTTTTAATACATAACTCATATAGAATATCCCAAAACATTTGAATCAAACTCCTTTGTCTATAAATTACAATATTTTTGCTAAGATTTTATGCAAGTATACAAATATCGTTAAAACGATAAAATATGTCTTGACAATATCGGTAAAACGATATATCATATAAACATATACAAAAACTTTTCACCATTTAGGGTACGCAAAAAGCCTCCTGACAATGCAGGATAGCAGAACGAATATTGTGTAGCAATAATATTTTATCATAGTTTATTATGTATTGTCAAGGGTTTTAAACAAAATTTACCAAAAAAAGAGAGGAAATGACGAAAAATGGCAAAAAACAATATTAAAGCAAGAGCATATATGCTGGGAATTAAGATGTTGGACATTGTGCAAATAATTGTCCAGGAGAACCAAGACCACCCACAACTAAGCAAAGTAACTCCAGCAAAGCTGAGTAAGGCAATACAAGAGGGTTACATAGGAAGTGATCTTGACCGCCTTATTGAGGCGGAAGCGGACAGAGTGCTCAGAGAGCTTGAAACCGAAAGAGCAACCTTGGAACAATCAAAATTAAATACAGCTATAAAATAATAGGAGGATAGACAATATGAATCAAGGCGTAAATTTAAAGGAAATTCCTAATTATGAAATGAAATATCTTGCACAAGCAACACTTCGTGCTGTTGAAAGATTTTTTGAAAGCCCCGACGTTAAGGTGAAATATCAAGCGTGGCTCACGGAATATAAGAAGAAAAAAGAAACACAAGAGATCAGAGATTGTGGAATTACAGCAAATTAAAAGGGGAGGGATATTAAAATGCTACTACAAATAATTATCATAATAATTGGCTACTGGGTGATATTAGCCCCAGCAATAGCATTAGCAATTAAATTAACATATAAGCATATTAACTATAAAATAAATCAAAAGTTAAAGGAGAACAACAGCTATGTGTATGGATAAAAGCAAAAAAAACTGTCGGACATGCCCTCACAACGGGGAGACTGCCGATTGTCCTAAATACAAGGCAAAGGCTACTTGTGCAGCGTGTCTTGGTACGCATTATAAAAGCGAAATGATATGTTTTTATGATATGGAGCGAGGCAAAGACATGTATATATGCAAAAAGTGCGCTGATGACGAGCTTGTGGCAAAAGCTGTGAGAGGAGCGACAAAATGCAAACAGCAACGATAACGGTATCTGTTTTAAAAGAGCTGCTCCCTGTTGATATTGAACGGCAGGTTAGGTTACGGTGGATTGAAATAAAGGCGATGGGCTTATCTTATGATGAGCTTGTTATAAGATATCAGAAATATAAACACAAAGCGTCAGATGCTCTCATGGAGAATACAGGAGCACACACAAGGCTTTTAATTCTGCGTGAAGCTTATGCGAGAGAGGCGGAGAGGGTGAAAGGGTTATGAGAGAAATATTGTTTAGAGGAAAAAGAATAGATAATGGAGAATTGGTAGAGGGATATGTATGGATATCAATAACTGGATCTTGTTCCTCATGTTATATTACCATAACAAACGGAGATATGTATAAAGTAGACCCCGAAACCGTAGGACAATACACAGGGTGTGACGATAAAGACGGTACTAAAATATTTGAGGGAGATATATTAGCAGAAGAATCCTATTGGAAGATAAGAGTAGAATACTACAAGGGAATGAAAGTATTGGATTTAGATTCGGTAAGATATAACAATAAAATCCTTAATTCACATATAGAATATTTTAATTTAAGCGATTGGAAAATCATAGGTAATGTACACGACAATCCAGAGTTGTTAAAAAGTGAGGATAAGGAAGAATGAAAACAGTTTACATATGTTCCCCGTACCGTGGGAGTGCGGAAGAAATAGCGGAGAACGTTGAAAATGCCCGAATATGGTGCGCTATGGCATTGAGGAACGGATATACTCCCGTTGCACCTCATTTATATATTCCCCCTCTGCTCTCTGATGAAATATCAACAGAGAGGGAAACCGCCCTTGCGGTATGTCGAGAGCTTGTGTCTCGGTGTGATTGCTTGTGGGTATGCGGTAACAAGGTCACAGAGGGTATGCAGATTGAAATAGAGCATGCAAGGCTTATCGGAAAACCGATAAAACACGTTGACAGCGGGATTGAGCAAAACTACAGCGAGGACAGGCTTGGAGATATTGTTTTAAATGATTTCTTTAAAAAGGAGCGGTAAGGTGGAAAATCAAGAACAAATAACACTCGAAAATTTTAGTGAAACAAACCGTAGTAGGGTAATAGGAAATAGCCTTTATAGAATATGTAAAAGCGATGTAACTTCAAAAGACATATGGTATATTTTCGAAGCTTATAACAATACCAGGGACTGGGGAATGTATAAAGGTTATCATAGCGAAAACTTACAGGCTGTAATCGATATATTAAACAGCTTCAAAAGTGAAAATGAAGTCAAAAATTTATTGGGGTGATACAATGAAAGCCGACAGGAAAAAATATCTTGATTTACTGAATTCTGAAGTTCAGCCGGTTAAGCTGGGTAACAAGAACAAAACAGGCAAATGCGGAATGTGCGGTGTTAAAGTTGATAAGCTTTACCCGAGAAAAGTCGGTCAAGTTGAATTTATGATTTGTGAAAATTGTAAGACAATAATGGATATGTGAGGTGAGCGCAATGAACATTGAACATGCAGATTTTAAAATGGCACAGAACAACGGTGAAGATAATTTACTCCCATGTCCGTTCTGTGGAAGTCACAATATAGTGTATGCACGATACGAACACACTGCCGGAACCCGCTGGGCGGTAGTGTGTATGGGATGTATGGCACAGATTGATCCTGGATGGGCGCAAAGCTGGGGAGCGGTGCAGGAACTATGGAACAGGCGAGATATCTTAAAAAAACAATCAATACCGCTCCATGATTTTTATTTATAAAATGGATATGTGATTAAGGAGCGGAAATATGACAAAATTTAAATGGGAAGTATTTAAAAACACAGATTTTTATCAGGTGTGGAGACAGACACGAGAGCAGGAGCCTGGGGAGCCGATGCACAGTGGCTTGCGGGAATCAAAAGGAAGCTTTGACACTCGGGAGGAAGCCGAAAAATATGCTGATGAGCTGAATGCTCAGGAGGGGAACAACTGATGGCAGAAGCAGAAAAAGAGTTTTTAAAGTTAATGCAAGAGTCAAAACCCGTCAAGCTGGGCAATAAAAACAAAACAGGCAAATGCGGAATGTGCGGCGTTAAGGTTGACAAGCTGTACCCAAGAAAAGTCGGTCAAGTTGAATTTATGATTTGCGAAAACTGCAAATCCATAATGGATATGTAATTTTATAAATAAAAATTGAGGAGAGGGATATGAGTTTAGAATCAGTAATAAGTAAAATTGAAGCCCAGCAAAAGGGCAAAGAAAATACTGCTGCATTTATGGTCGGCGAACAGTTAAAAGACATTTGTAGAGAATCCGAAATGGTTGCGGATTTGGTCAATAAGGATTTAGATGTTTCTGAAATGTCAATCGTTCATGCTGAGAAAAAAATCAAAGAATATGCAGACAAGCAACAAAAGCAAGGATCCTGTGTTTGCGTTCCACCGAACGTGGCGGAAGATATTATCCGTAAGTTTTATGGCATCCCTGCAAAAGATATCAAATCAGTGTCAAAACCCATGGCATCAGAAACAAAAGCGTTCAGCCTTTTGGATTTAATATAAGGGGGCAACATGAATGGACTTCACAAAAAGTATATCTACAGAACCGCCAGAGGGTCTAATTGATTTTTTATTAGCTAACAAGGAAAGTTACACAAACGCAAATGTTTTAGTTTTTAAAGTTGGATATGTCAAGGATCCGCTCACAGGTATGAGTGAAAAAATGATACAAGTTAAATGCAGTGCTTGTGGGAAAACATATTATCAATCACATATTGGAGACTATTGTGAGCATTATCATGAAATAGGCTATTACAGTGATGAATTAGGAACACCTATTAAATCATGTAGCTGTGATATATGCGCAGAGTGCGGAGCTGAATGCACAGCTTTTCACGTTTCAAGTATCAATAGAGAGGGACGTATAGTAGGTGCAGACTTCCCCTTAACCATTCAGATGATAAATGGAAACCTTGCAATGGTTAGTTATCGGGTGAGAAAAGTATTTGATAAGCAAGCAAATTTTCAGATTATATCAGATCCATATGAAGCATACATATTTGAC